GAGAATTACCCTGGACTGCGTTGCGAACAGAAACAGCATCGACCAAACCGCCGATCAAGTTCAAACCACGATTCACAATACCGTCATACTTCACAGCACCCTTATCGAACTCAGCCGTAGCAGCATCACGCAGAGCCTCAGCAATACGAGCATCCGCCTCAGCAGAAGCGGAACGAGACTTCTCCGTAATAGACCCCATGGAAGCCTCAGTAGCCTTGGCAGAGGAATTCGCATTCCTCGCCTGAGCAATCGAAGCAAGAGCCTGGGCCCTCTGCGCACCAATGGAAGCATCCTTGCTCTCGAGATCCTTGAGAGTGGACACCACACTCATCGCTGACCCGCCAATCTGGGCAATCGCTTGCCCAAGAGGATTCTGGACCGGGTCAACACGAGTAGTAACAGCGGAACCCGAAGCACCCGACGGCGACGAAGCACCGCCGTTATTCACGGCCATCATCGGATTAATACCAGCGGCCTTCATATCAGCCACAGCACGCTGATAAGCGGTAGAGCTCATCTCACGCTGAAACTGCATCTGCTTCTCCGCCTGCATAGCATTAAAAGCCGTGCCCTCACGGGAAATCTGAAGGTTAGTGGCGTTCGCCTCACGAACAGCACCCGCATTAGTGTTGGCCGCAATCACATTGCCAACGCCCTGAACCACACCACCAATGCCGCCGGTGAGATCAAAACCACCACCGCCTCCGCCTCGTGAGGACATCCCCCACTCACCTCCACCTCCTGAGGGCATCCCCCACTCACCTCCACCGGATCCACCGACGGTCGATAAAATACTCATCGCTCACCTCAGAAGTGATCGATCAAGCCAGGGACCGAGTACACCGGCATCGGACGAGCGCACTTGTAATCGAAAGCCACGTCCAAAAGGAAATCGGGCTCAGTGCTCACGGCCTTAATCCGATCAACCGGCGGGCTATCCTGGATGAACCCAGCACCAAGCGAAGGCAGGCCACCAAAATCCTGCGCCAGATGCCAGACATCGAGAGATTGCGCGTACTGAGAACGGAACTTACCAGTAATGATCGAAGGCTTGTAACGATACTCAGCGTAGCGCTCTTGATACCCGAACACGTCCTCGTCAGCCGTAGGATTCCCAGAACCCTGGGCGTAGATTTCCTTATTCAAAACAGCTTGCTCGCCCAGGTGCGAAAGAGCGGGCCAATAATAATCGAACCGCGTAGAACGCGACCACATACGGTTCAAACCCTGCTGATAAGTCAAATCAGCACGAACAGAAATAAGCCCAAGCACCATACCGTGCTCAACAAACGACTTATTAAAACCAACACCAGAATGAGAGAACGTCCCCATCGCAGCCAAGTTGCCCTGAGGCGTAGTGGCATCGGTGGAAGACGTCTGAGGAATCGGAGCAGTAGTAATCATAGTAGAACCGCCGCCAAGATACTCAGGGCGCTGCAAACGGAAATCAGGGGACGTCACGCCAAAATGAGACTTCAAAATCTCAATATAACGAGTACCACCACGAGCATCGCGCTCGAACATGCGCTGAAGCTGGAAAGCCTCACGAAGAGAATTAATAGTAGCCGCAGTAGCTGTAGAAAGATCAGCATGAACATTAGGGAACAGAAGATTGTTGGGATCCTGCTCAACGAAAACAGTATTAGCAGCAGTAGTAACCCAAGCATCGGTGTAGTTACGAGTAATACCACCATACTCGTTAACACCGGCAAGATGGGTAGTAGGATTCGTACCCGTAGCAATACCAAGACCTAAAACAGGGGCAGTAGTGCCAAGAGGAATCGAAACAGCGGGACCCTTCTGGGTCCAAGGCAAAGCAGAAGTAAAATAGTCGTGGCGCTTGCCACGACGAAGCAGAGGATAATCGCCCGGATTATCCGGACCGTCATCCTTATCAACAACAGCAGAATTCTGAAGATTCTGATCCCGGAACCACTCATTCCAGATCAAATTATACGCACGATGGAACAAAGAAACGTGCTCAAGATCCGGGACACCGGTTGGAATCCCGAAAAAGTCCGCCAACGACTCGACCGGATACCCGTTCACGGCCGGGGCGGTCATCGTCGGCACCTGGAAATCAGTAGAATCACCCGGATCATCCTGGGCGCCATTAAAGCGCTCCCAATTATCCCAAACCAAACGGTTCGGGACGAAGAAGAAGAAAACGTCGCAATACAGGTTGTCCATAACCGGAACAACAGGAGTCGCAAGACGAGCAAACGACGTCATACGCAGATTAAAGGAATCCCCCGGCAACACCTCATCCACAAAAACAGGGACAAGATAACCAGAATTAAAAGTAGTCTTAAACTGATGATTACGGTTGAAAACCGACCGGGGAATATCAGCCTGCGGAACAGTAGAAAAATGCGACTGAGACGACGTAAGACGAGGCTGCTGAAATTGACGACCAACCATGGAAATCTCCTCAAAAGAAAAAGGGGCCGACCAAGTCGGCCCCCGACAGTTAAACTCAGCGACGCTCCAAAGGCAGCGCCGAATCAGGCTTCTTCTTCAACGAAACAGAAGAGCAAACCTGCACCGGCGGATGAATGGAATTAATCATTCCAGTAGTATCGTCGAACTCACCCACCTGATACAGCACAAAATCCTCAGGATGCTTGGACGGAAGAGACTGCCCATCATTCACGAGATCCGTCCACATCCTCTCGGCCTGGCCGGTGTGCAGGTAAAACATAGGATTCATCCAAACCTGAAGTTTGGAATCGAACGGGGAAAACATCTTGAGCTTAGCCAATTTCGTATCTCCTAGAAAGCGTGCCCATTTGGGCCAATTTTACGGCCTCGCGGACGCGAAGACGCTTAGGAGTACGATCCTTCATTGGCGACAAGGCGAGGGCACATTCGCGATTGTCTTTCACCTCGGCATAAGCCACAGGATCGAACTTTTCAAGAAGTTTATCGTAAAACTTGGGAGGCTTCGAAGGATGCCCACGACAAACCACTTCGTCAGCCGGGTAAATCTCCTTGAGATATTTTTCAAGGTGAAGCGCCCCGATGCCCGGGCGCCTACTCATCGTCGCGTACTCAGGCTTCAACTGGAATATTTCACCAGTCTCCGCATCAACTCGTTCGTAATGCCCGGGCGCGGCAGCGCCCGAAATTTTTTTTGTCACATAACGGGCCACGTACGCGCACGACTCAAAACTAACATCGCCAACCCGATGAATCCCAAAGGGCCAAAGAGAAGCCAAAACAGGAGAACACCAAGTCGTGTCCCCACGGGGAGTTGACTGTACATCCGTTCTTCCTTCCAAAAAGTCCTCTCCAAAAATGACAGCATGATAATGCGGCCTCCCCAATTTCTCCCCGTACTCGCCCGCATGGAAGAAACGAATCTTATTTTCGCCTTCGTGCTTACGAAGACGCTTCATGAAATCTTGAAAGTGCTTCAGGTCGAGCGAGCCCGACTTAGGGAGATGCTCTGGGGCATAAGTCAAGGTAATAAAAGAGCTGCGAGCGTGGAAACGCTTCTCATGGACCAAGCGCATGGCCCACTGCCGCGACCTTTCAAGCCGACAGCCGATACAACGGCCACAAGGTAGTTTGATTTTTTTAGAATCTACGGTATCTACGAACGAGACGCCGCGGGAATTATGCCACGCGTCAATCGGATGGTAGCAGGGCACACTGCCTCCGTTCGAGAGGAAAAGGCCGGGAGCAACTACCTCCCGGCCTCATATTTCTAGAAACGAATCCCGCCCCTCATCATTCCGGTCAGGCCATTCTTACGATGGACCTTAGATCCACGACGGAAAATTTTCCGACTAGTACGGGCGGATATAGGCTTACGTTTCATATTCATTTCTCCTTATGACACCAAGTGTAACCCACTTTGGTGTCAGTGGGACCATTTACATCAAGGGAACGATGGTCCCACGGGCAAGCTTACTTGCCCTTTTTAGTAGGAGAAGGCTCGGCAGGCTTCGCCTCAGGCGCCTCTGGCGCCTCAGGAGCGGCCACTCCGGCCGCAGGGGCAGGGGAAGCCTTGGAGGGAGAAGAAACCTCCTCCTTGCCCAAGCCAAAGCGTTTCAGAAGCTCCACGCCCTCATCAGTCTCAGACGCAGCAACAAACTTAGCAGCGTCATTATCAAACTGCTTACGCACAGCAGCAGGAAGCGCGGCAAACATGGCGTTCGCAGCCAAAATCTTATCCTGCATCTCCATGAAGGAAGGCGTCTCCGAAACATCCGCAAAACGGGCCGCCGCCATACGCGCCGACTCCGGAAGCTCACCGGTACGAATGTACCGGGCCATAATGGCATTAATGTCACACTCCGATTTGAACTCCGACTTAGTCCGGCGCTCGGCCGGATTAAAAGAGATCGAAGTCCTAACACGCTCAGAAAACCTAGTACGGTAACTCATCTTGTACGAACACCTTTCTGCATATCCATGACGTGACGCTCGCGAGCGCGAGAATTACCCTGGACTGCGTTGCGAACAGAAACAGCATCGACCAAACCGCCGATCAAGTTCAAACCACGATTCACAATACCGTCATACTTCACAGCACCCTTATCGAACTCAGCCGTAGCAGCATC